CCTGGGCGCGAACAAAGGCGTCCATTTCGATATCAAAAGGCGATACCTGCTCAATGGGCACCAGGCGGCCTTTGCGGTCTTTCATATAGCCTTCAGGAACGCCGTTGTTTTTTGCAATTTCAGTAGTCATATAAATTCTCTCTATTAACAGTCCAGAATAAAACGCAATTAGCACCAGATGATGTGTGCGCCATGCCATATCGTCATTTTGACAGTGCGCTTAATTCCGTTTCGCGTTTCAGTGATTTCCACAGCACCCTTTACCCAATCTTGCAGCGGTGCTTCAACTTCAATAACCGGGCGGCGAAAATTAACGCGGCACTCAACAACCTTTAATCCCACACGCGCCAGATAATTCAACTTCGACATAACCTTCTTATCGCTTACAGATAAATTACCCATCATCACATCCTCTTTAATTGACCCTGCCTCGTAGTAACCGGGCCAGCCGATAAGCCCGTTTGAAAGTGCTTTTATCGCGATATTGGAGGACAATTTTTTGGTCATAGTATTGATCGACATCCCAGTCCCTGGAGTCCCCTTGATAACCCCATGAGTATCTGTCAAAAAGAATATCTCCAGCTTTAAAACCGTGAATATACGGCGATATACAGCCCTCGCTGTTGTTTCTAAGCCGCATCCGTTCCATCGCGTGGATTTCATCAATAAGGCACATATTTATAACCGACATAATTTCCACCTCAGCTAATCAACATACCGGCGACTTTATTCACCATTGCCTCATCAATCGGCGTGGCGTTGATTTCGCTGGCACGGATGGTGCCGCGTGCCAATTTGAACAACCGGCGCGCATTACCCTTGGATGCCTTGTAAAAGGCGGAAAAAACACTTTCGCTTCCGGCTTCCTCGACCATGTTGGTGAGGATTTGCTGCAGGTCTGCCTGAGGCAGCTTCTCCTGCAGATCAAGAGCAAAGCCGACGCGGCTGTAGAGCTGCGCATACTCACCGCGCTTGCCTTTCAGGTTGATGATCAAACGCGGCATCCCCGCCAGAACGATGCCAACGCCGGCCTTGTCGTGGATACGCCGTATCACTTCCAACGCGCGATAGGGCAGGTTCTCGGCTTCATCAATCAGTACGGCCCGGCCAGTGCCGCGCAGCGCGGTAATGCAGCTCTCGCTCAACTCATGGATGGTGCCACGCTTGCCAAGGCCCAGGCTCTCGCACAGCTCCTGCAGAAGCACCAGCGCGGTATAGCCGGGGTCGGCTTCAATCAGGATGGCATCGCGATAACGGCGTGCGTACTCTTTCAGCATCATGGTCTTGCCGAGGCCGGCGGCACCGAAGATCACGTTGATATCGTTTTCCAGGTGCGCCATGCGAATGACCTCAAGGCCGCTCTTGGCGGTGACTGTCGGCACGAAATCAATATTCAGGTGGTGCAGCCGGTCTTTATCCGACTCGCGCTGAATAAAGCCGGACAGTTCGGATTCAAGGGTTTTAATATCACCACTGTATTTTCCGCTCAGAAACGTGCTGATCGCCGCCGGGCTTCTGCCAATGGCGCGCGCCACATGCGATTGGGTGTAACCCTTGCGGGTCATCAGCTCGTCAAGTTGTAGACTGATATTTGACATTGTATTCTCCAATTACCGGGAGTTGACTTTCTTAAAATATTCTTCGCGTTCGGTTTCCAGCAGGAATAAAGGCTCTTTATCTTGTGGTGGGTTGTCGATAAATAGACTGCCGAAATCATTGGCTTTAACATCGATAACCGGCCGCAATTCATCTTCGGCATCCCGCACAATTTTCTCAGCACGTTTAATCATGCGCTTAGCGCGTTGCTCCTTGGCTTGTTCAACGCGAGACTGCGGAACCGGCGACTTCGTGTTGCCATTCCAAATGGCAGTGCAAACATAGGTGCCATCCATTTGGCGAATAATCACACTGTTCGGGTCATGAATATCGACGCCTACACGCACGGTTTTGCGATCAACTTCGATAAGCTCCTTCGAGAAATAATTGTTTCCGGTGACGCTAACCCACCCGCGCTGCGCCACGCGCTCTACTTCAGGCATGAACATTTCGCGTATTTCACCTTCGGTGATGTATTCAATATCATCACCTTCCTGGGCCAATACCCATTCACGGTATTGCGCCGGCGACATATGGACGCCATTTACTTTAGGAAGCTCGCTATGTTCATGATTATTGTTGTAATCATCGATTTCCTCGGCAACGGCTTCCATCAACCAGGCCCATGAAGGCAGCTCCCTGTATGTCTTTTGCTGCCGTGAGGTTAATTCCTTACCGTTGCGCATGGCGTCAGCCAGACTGATAAGGTTTTTCCCCTGGACTCGAGCCGCTTCTGGATCAACCGAGCGGCCGTTGTAGGTCAAAGAACGCTTGGCCACATGCTCAGGGATGACGGCGTTCAGGCGTTCGATGATGCCACGAGCCTGCGGGTTGCCCGGAATACCGGTCATATGCTCAATGCCCAGGCGAGGAAATATCCCTGTGATATCTGCATCTAACGTTTTGTTTTTTTGACCACCGCCGTTATCTGAATAAACAAACAACGGTTTGCCGTGATGTTTCATGCCGTGGCGGTAGGCATCAGCCACGCCTATGGTGCTTTCCGACAAAGATAGACTCCAGCCGACGATAAAACGTGTCCGTCCATCAATGACCAGGGTCAGCTCCGGGGTAAACGGCCGGCCGTGCACGGGGTGTGCGACTTTTAAGTCCATGGACTTACCGTCGCTGATCCAGATGCCATTGACCGGCATTTGTTCCCAGTCCCGTTTGGAATACACCTCGTAAGCCTTCTTGGCCGAGCCGGAAACGCGTCCCTGGATTCGGGAGAGTAGCGGTAGCTGGTTAATACGACGTAACACTGCGTAGTAAGACGGAATTGCTTTGAGCATTGCGGGTTCCTCGCTGTAAATTTCTAGCCACTCTTTACGAAATGAACGGTACGCCTCGCGCACGCTGGGGCCGTTCCTGTTGGCATAGTGAGGCCAGAACATGCCGTAAAACCAAGATGCATCCTCGGGTTTTTTGCGCTTGTTCTGCCCTGGTGCCAGCATGGCCAGACGCTCCAGGCCGGGCTGCGTCGCCTGAAAAATGGAAACCCACTCCTGCAGGCTGCTGCGGCTAATGCCAACCCGCGAACCCTTACGGGCGTTGGCCAGGTCTGCCGCCGCCATCAAGTTCTCTGGCAGTGAGCCACGGCGTGAACCATCCACGATGTAATTCACCGCAGAGAGGCGGGACAGGCCGGCATTGCGCAGCCGCTCCACCTCGGACGCCAGCAGCGCACGGGCATCCGCGATGGCTTTCTGGTCGTCAGTCAGGCCGCAAACCTCACGCTCGACAAGCGCAGGGCATTGGCGCATCAGCTCGGCGCATCAGCTCAAGTTCCTGGCGCGGCTTAATGGCTGTGCTGCATTTCGCTGGTACGCTCGTACTGGTGGTATCAGATTGCGCCAGGACGGATTCATAGTGGCGCTGCTGAACGGCGGCGCGTGCTGATTCGGGCAGACAATCGATGTGATACTCAAATGCCTTGGAACCTTGGCGGCGGCGGCGAAGTTCGTTGTTGCCGCCAGCAGCTTTGTCCAAACGGTGGCGAATATTGTGCTCACGACCGGGAAGGCCTGGAAGCGCAACGCATTCTTTAGCGGTAAGCCAGACATTCATCATGCGACCTCCACTAAGCTGATTTCTTTACATCGGTTGGGTAGCGGCTCGGCCAGATGACAGCAGCATCAATGCCGATCGCCTCGGCGATGGCCTCCTGATAACGTTCAACCTCGCGATAGAACACGTTTCGAATCGAGTTATGACCCAGACCTAATTCTTCCTCCAGATCGGCAAGCGTTAACCCTTTGACGCCAAGGGCAGTAATGATGGCTCTGCTCGACCAATCGCACCCCGGCTTAACGAACAAATCTGTCAGATCTTGTCTCGAGAACTGCATTGTGTGATCCTCTAACGTTACTAAAAACGATAATTAAATGTGGTTATCGTATTTAATAAATTTACTCGAACAATAATCCGCAGTCAAACTTTTTTGTCGGATTATTGTTTTGCTCTCCTAGAGGGTGCGGCACCCCACATTAGAGGATTTAAAAACAATGACTTATAAAGAAAAAACCGATGACGCATCAATAAACCGCGATCGGATTATTGTCAGTAGCGGAATAAACCGCTTTAGCGAACGATTGAAGGCTGCTATGCAGGGCATGAGTAACAACGAACTGGCAAGAAAGAGCGGCATGTCTGAGACAACTATACGGAAGTACTTAAAGGGGGCAATTTTTCCCGGCATTGATAGTGCGGCTATTGTAGCTGATGCTTGCGGCGTCTCGCTTGTTTGGCTCCTTTGTGGCATCGAACTAAAGGTTGGCGATCAATTGAATAGTTCGAAGGTGAGTGCCTCATCACCTACAGACCCCATACTCCAGCGTCTATCCCCAGACCAGGCAAAGTTACTCAGTGATGCAATCATAGACCACGGCGTTACAGGTATTATTTCAGCGCTTAATGGTATGGCGGAAGTGAATGAGTTTTTACAGCTCTCTGAGAATGAAAGAGCGCAGGCATTGAGGGTTTTAGCCATGGTCAAAAAGGGGGCAGATCAAGCAGGTCAAATAGAAACTTCTGCCGCTCCCGCAGAGATTAAAAAGCAGGCAGGGTGATTCGTAAAACAGCGCCTAAAAGGTATCAAAATTTCTCTTATCTGAAGATCACAACAATCCAGAATTTAATGCATTTTTCTTTATTTTGGCTCATTTTGTCGCAGTAGTCCAAAATCACCAGACTTTGTCGAAATCCCCGCCGTTCAAGGCCTAGGGGCTAATCAGGTGTTCCCTCAAACAGTCCAGAAACGATCACCACCCCACACTTCCGGGCCTTTGACGATGATGGAACCCCCCGCCGCCAGCGCGGCGGACAGCTTGCGCACGATCTGGTTGATCGGGAAGTTCCACGGCGTGAAGGCGGCCACCGGGCCGACCGGCAGCTTGAGGGTTTGCTGCTGCACGTCGCGGGCGCGGGACGGAATGATCTGCCCGTAGGTGCGGGTGGCTTCGCCGGCGAACCAGTCGATGACGTCGGCGGCGTTGAGAATTTCGACTTTGGCCTGCGCCACCGGTTTGCCCTGTTCCTGCGTCATGACGGCGGCGATGGCGTTAGCGCGTTCGCGCAGCAGCGCCGCCGCTTTGCACCAGCTTTGCTCAAACACGCCGACCACATTTTGCGCATTATCGCGATGGCAAATAGCCTCCATGATTTTGCGATTGGCTTTGATAATCAGCGCCCCGGC